TTTTCGAAAATGGCTTCTGAAAAGTCAGTTTTCGGCGATTACGATAGCGCGGTTCGTACTCTCGGATCGTTCAAGATGACACCGGAACTCCACGAGGCCCTTTCTCACGACGAAAACAATACCGACCTGTTCTGTTTTCTCGGAAATCCGAAAAACCATTCAATCGCCGAAGACGTTTTCAGTTTGAAAGGGTATGCTCAGGCGAGGAAACTTGCTGAAATATCGTTCAAGCTGCAGGCGGCAAAGGCACGGCAGAAAGCAAAACCGAGTAAGTCAAAACCACCTGTCAACAAGCCGAAAGGCGGAAAAGGTGGCGGTGGCGGCATTGATTTCGACAATATGCCAGATGCAAAGTACCGTGAAATCATGGGAAAGGCGAAGGCCAAAATAGGCAAATTTTAACAAAGGAAGGTAGTAATGGCTAATACCATACCTATTTCCACCCTCGTTGTGAGGGAAACAATGATGGGGCTGTTCTCGAATTGTCAGGTGATCAAAACCTGTGATACGAGTTACAGCAAATATTTCAAACCGATGGGTGAGGTGAAAAAAGGCGGAACCGAAATTTACGTTCCGAAGCCTTCTCTCGGAACTGTTCGTTCAACGTGGAATATCGACGTAGCGAACGACGTACAGACCACTGCTCCGGTTGCTATTGATACCATCCGTGGTATCGATTTCGAGTTTACGGAAGCGGAACGGGCGCTGAGTCTCGATGAAGCTGCTGAATTCAGCAAACAGTTCATTGAGCCGAAAGTGTCGCAGCTTTCGGCAACGATTGACGCTTACTGCGCGTCGTACATGAAAAATTACATCTATCAAGTGTCGCCGACAACCACTCTCGGAACCGCTCCTTCATCTATCAGCATCTACACTGCCGGCACCCGGATGATTCAGGAGAGCCTGGCTCCGATGGATGGTCCGTTGAGTTGTATTATCAGTCCGCGGTCAAATCAGAGTATGGTTGCAGGACTGTCCGGGCAGTACAATCCGTCGCAGAACATCAGTGACATGTACGAAAAAGGACAGCTTGCCAAAGCTGGCGGTATGGACTGGTACATGAGCCAGAACCTGCCTGCACACACTCACGGTACGTGTACGACCGGTACCTCTCCGGCTGTGTCGGGTTACACTGCACCGTCCGGCACCACGGCAAGTACGCTGACGATCAGCGGTGTGACCAGTGGCGGGACGCTCAAAGCTGGCGACAGCTTCTATCTGAGTGCTTGCTATCCGGTGAATTTCGAAACCAAAGCCAACTACAGCGACGGACAGCGGTTTACCGTTGTTTCCGACACTACTGCAACTGGTACCAATATTACGGTTTCGGTAAAACCGGATATCGTTATTAGCGGACCGAACCAGAACGTGAGCGGAACTCCGGTTGCCTCGACGGTGACGTTTCACCAGACCACCAGCGGGCAGGTGGTACAGAACGACCTCATTCTCCACAAGAAAGCGTTTGCTCTCTGTTTCGCGGAGCTCTACCAGCCGAAAGGCATGGAGGTTGCGAAGACGTTCACAAAGAACGGGGTGTCGATCGCATACGTTCGAGGGTTTGACATCAATACCCGTGCACTGATCAACCGGCTGGATGTGTATTTCGGTATTCGGCCTATGCAGCTCGGGTGGGCGGCGCGAGTTATCAGCTGACCAGTTGAGGGGTTGCGGCCCCTCATGTTTTTTTTAACTGTCAGAATCACACACACAGGTATATTAAACAATCAACGAAAGGTCATTATGGCTACCTATCAATATCCTCTCCGGGAACTGGACGACGGTGCCATTATCGGTAAGGATTCTGATTCAAAACTGGCGTTCTTCGGAACGACTCCCTGCGACCAGCCTGCTGCACCTGCTGCAGCGGTAACCGCGGGATCGACAACGACCGTCTGCAATACCGCTGTCGCAGAAATTCAGACTGCATTGCAGGAACTCGGACTGATGGACACCTAATCGGTGTTTTATCGTATTGTAAATTTTCTTTCTTCCGGGATGGGGCTACGGCCCCTACCGGAAGTTAATATCCCGGAAGGATAAAGAATCATGGATCTACTACTCGGATGTGGTAACGACCGGCGACGTATGATCAGCCCGGTACGCATAAACTGGGACGGCCTAACCACGGTTGACATCGACCCTTCTGTTGAAACAGACGTTTTATGGGACCTAAACAATGTCCCGCTACCATTTGCAGATAATAGCGTTGACGAAATTCACGCCTACAATGTTCTTGAACATATCGGAACTCAAGGCGATTTCCGTTTTTTCTTCAAACAGTTCGAAGACTTCTGGAGGATGCTGAAGCCGGGCGGGTTTGTTTGCGCAATTGTTCCCGACTTTGCAACGATGTGGACTTTCGGCGATCCAGGACATACCCGGGTGATTAATTTCGGAACGCTTCACTTTCTGAATCAGAAGTCATACGACGAAGTCGGCACCACCTCAATGACGGATTATCGGTGGTGTTACAAAGGAAATTTGAGCATATTTCACTGCAAAGTTGACAACGGTAATTTCTACTTCATCCTTGAGGCGATAAAATGAAAAAACCAAAACGCAGCATATTAATCGGAATTCCGGCATACGACAGCAAAGTATGTGTAAATACAATGGTATCCCTATTCAACAACGTTTTTGATTTGAGGATGTTAGGATACGACGTTTCTTTCACGTCTCAGATCAAAGGTGCATATCTCGACCTGAACCGGAACAAGATTGTAAAGCAGTTTATGGACGGTCCGTTTACAGAATTGATATTTATCGATGCTGATGTTGCATTTGAATATGACGCGATGTTGAAGATAATAGAACAGCCTGTCGATGTTGTTGGAGGCGCTTACCCGTATCGTGAAATTGACGATAACGGGTTTCCGATCGACATCAAACTTGACAAAAACAATTATCCAGTAACAGATTTCAAGCTGAAGCTCATCGAGAGTCATCATATTCCTACTGGATTTATGCGTATCACTCGCAGGGTAATCGAGACGCTTGCCGAGAAAAACCCTCATCTTATTGATGATAAAGGCATATGGCAGTTTTTCGGAACAGGCCAGACCGTAATGTATGAGGATGCTGTAATCCGTCTGGTGAACGAAATAAAAAGGCTGCGCGGCATGCCTCACGATCCAACGGTAAGTGTTGATGTTGATCATCCTTACGCAGGACTTGACAACAGGTATTTCGGTGAAGACGTGTGGTTCTGCAAGCTCTGCAACGCCTGCGGAATAAAGGTGTATTGTGATCCGACGATTGAGTTTATCCATTTCGGAACACTGCCGAAGCGAGGGCGGTTTTCTGATTATCTCAAGGAGAACGGAACTAAGTAATTTTTTATTCACTATTTAAAAGGAGTTGATATGGTTTTCGGCGATGCGTTGGAGTCGGTAAAAAAAGGTTCTGGGATGCGACTTTCTCAGTGGAGTAACGACGTTGTCATTAAAGCTCAATACCCTGACGAAAACAGCAAAATGACAGCTCCGTATCTTTATGTTGAATCTCGGTTTGGTCGAGTTCCGTGGAAAGAAACAATGATCGAGCTGTTTTCTGATAAATGGGAAACGGTATAACCGAACAAAAAACAATACAGGGACCAGAAAATGACATACATCGAACTCATCACCGCTGCATACCGCAAACTCGGCATTGCCGGGGAGGGTGAAACGCTCTCGGCACACATGAAAACTGACGGGAAACAGGCGCTTAACTTGATATTTGAAGAGTGGGAAAACGATCCTGACCTCGCGCTCACCGAAGAGCAGACGTTTGCTACTGCTGCGAGTACGGAGGAGTATTCGATAGGTGACGGCGAAACATGGGACGGAAACAAGCCTCTCACTGTAGAGGCTGCTTACACCACAATCGGCGGCATTGATTACGAGTTGACGGTAATTCCGGAAAAGGAATATATGCAGATTGATCGTAAATCAGTTGAAGGAATTCCGGAATACTTGACATACATACCTTCAGACCTGACCGGAACTGTCAGATTGTACCCGGTCCCGGCAGAAGTTGGAACGGTTACAATACTGAATAGCCGGTTGTTTACTCCGTGTACCAACCTGACGGCAGATGTTGAACTCCCGAAAGGGTACAAATCAGCACTTATTTTCAACCTTGCAATAGCTCTGTCTCCTGAATTTCCAGACGTTACGGTGAGTAAGATCGTTCTTGCAAAATCAGTCGAAACTCTTGACATGATAAGACTGAGCAATAAAAAGCGTCCGCTGCCTGTAAAGTTCTACTTTTTGGGGCGAAATCGTGGTATATTTAATATTAATACGAGGTAAATATGCCTGATTTAATTATTAATGTTCCAGTGCAATGCCAAAACGGGCATAAAGCTAATTGGGTTATAGAAATAAATGGTATTGACGTTCACCACAAAGGTGTTGATAATAAACTTAAGTGTAGTTGTCCTAAACATGATTTTGGTCAAGGTTACCATGCTGTAGGAAAGCCATTTGTTTTGGTAAATTCACAAAAAACGATCGAAACACTGATATGATTTTCGACATTGTACATGGCACCAACAACAGCCGGGCGAAGATCATATCTCCTGTTGAGCTGGTAAACTTCTACCCTGAAATTGAAGTAGCTGAAAAATCAAAGTTTGTCAAGGCTCTTATCGGAACACCCGGGTATGACCTTGTTGCGGAAATGTCATCTACCGGAAGTTGTCGGGCCTTATATGAAACAAGTACCGGCAGGCTGTTTGCGATCGTTTCCAACCAGTTTGTTGAAATCGGACAAGATTATACTATTACCTCAATCGATACCATCAGTACGAACAATACGGTTTGTGTGTTGTGTGACAACGGAACTCAGATACTTATTGTTGACGGTTCGAACGGGTATATTTACAATATGAGTACCGGTGTTTTCAGCGAAATAACCGACGAAGATTTTCCGACCGATCCAACAC